GAATAAGGAATCATTTCTTGAGCTTCGTGTATATGCTCACATTTTTTTCTCATATAATCTAAAGCTTCTTCTACTGATTTTAGATATACTGGTGGAGTCTCAGGATAATCTAAAATAGTCTCAGCAGCACCTTGATAACCTTCAAGTACTGTATCTATTAGATCTGGAAGTGCTTCATACAACTCACCTAAAGCCATATGCTGTGCAAAAGCTCCGCTACCATTAACTCTTAAGTGCAGTTTATGAAACTCTGGCGTAGTTTTTAGAAGACATCCTAGTGTCATTGCTAAATAAGCACCCGGATCATTAGATGCGGTCATAGAAGATTTCATCATGCCCATAGGCTTGGATTCTTCTGCATCTCTTTTTAAAATTCTACTTTTTTGTATCATGGGTTTTAGTTATTTCCTTCTACTTGTGAAGAAGCTGTTTGCTGTTGGTTAAATGACTCAATATCACCAGCCAATATCTTAGCAGCCTCATCTATAAATAATTCAACAATATCATCCTTAAATTCACATTCTACATCAGCTGTAGTAGCTTGTTGTGTATAGGGATCTACACAACCTGCAATTTCTATTCTAATAGGTTGTCTATAATAAGATAAGATTGCTTCAGAAATATCAAACTCATTATTAGTATAGATACGCACTCTGTTTGTTTTTAATGTACAGAAGGTTTCTCCCCACTCAAAGCTTGGTTGTTTGTTCTTATCTCTAAGTAGCTCATCTACGTTTGCCTCTTCAGCTAAGTAGATAACCATGTTTCTTTTATCATTGCAACAGTTATTGTCTGCTTTACCGGTGATTCTTTTCCATTCCATATAATCATCAGGTAAAATCAAAGATGATTCATAATAAAGATCCTTCTTAGAAAGATTAATTACTTCTTCTTTAAGTAATATTTGTAAATCATCTATACGTCTTTTAGACTGCTCATCTCCCGTTTGTTTCACGTTAAGACCATGCAAGTTTCTACGACACCATGCAACTTGGCCTTTATTAAAAGCCTCAACAATTTGCCAGCACTCTATATTATCATAGTCTAAACTAGCAATCTTATTAAGCCTTTGCTTTATCTTAAGTTGTATAGTTGCGTTATTCATTACTTAGCTTTTCTTTTCTTACCAGCAGCTGCCATTTTAGCCATTTTCTTTTTTCCATATTTCTTACGTCCTATAGAAGCAGCAATAGCTTTAGCTGCTTTTTCAGATTTACCGCTTTTCTTAATTTTATCTTTAAGAGCTTTAAATCTTTTACCTGTTCCTAACTTTGGTTTCTTTTTCATGTATCCCAATATATAAAAAACAAATCATCACCATTTGACTTTATGTGACCAGTATCTAGCTGAGAAGATATCTGGCTTGCTGTCTTGAGCATTGTGTCTTGCGTAATAACTTTTTTTTCTGGCTTTATCTTTTGCTGATTTAGGATTTTTTCCTGCTCCCTTAACTCCTTGTTGTCCAAATCTTATTAGTTTAGTTTTATCACCTTTTTTAGCTACAACCACATGTGACTTCTTTGGATGACTAGGTGTACGTTTAGGTTTGTTATACCCAGAAACCCCAGCTCTTGCAAGCTTGGGGTCTTTTTTCTTGGTATTACTTTTTTTAGTTGCCATTATCTCTTTTTACCTTTATGTAAACCGTGTTTAGCATGTTGCTTACCAGCTTTAGTAGCAGCCCTCTTTTTCTTATTAGCAGCTGCTAGTTTTTTTCTGCCACCGGAAGTACTTTTTAATTTAGCTATAGTTTTAGCAGGTGCATAAACTTCACCTGTTTTAGATGACTTTTTACCTGATGGAGTTCTCCATTTCTGTTTACTCCATTTAGATAAACTGTTCTTAGAAGACTTCTTGCCAGAATATCCTCCTCCAGCTTTTTTGTAAGCTTTGACAGCAGCCTGCGCTTTACGTGCAGACCACTGACCAGCTTTTGTGCCGTGTGAAGCTTGAGATTTTATTCTAGAAACTATACGTTTCCAAAGAGCACTATTAGTCTTCTTAGCAGTAGACATTTATTTCATCTTTTTAGAAAGCCCTGGTAAAAGTTTGTATGAACCTCCGCACTTATATGCTTCCATTGAAGATCCTCCCATTTTGTTATAACCTTTAGATTTCATTGAAGATCCCCCCATTTTCTTATAACCTTTAGCTTTCAAAGCATCAAATAAAGCTTGTCCACCTTTACCCATTTTAGGTGCTCCTGACTTGTTTCCACTTACGTTGAAAACATTTGTTTTTGTTTTCTTATCAAATAACATAACTAAATTTTTTATAAACAGTTTACTATATAATATAGCAAAAAAAATTAATTATTCCAATAGTTTTCAATCTCATCCATAATTCTGACAAGCATATCTTCATTTAATGGATTCTTTAGATATAGCACTACGTCAGATACATTTCTTCCTAGCATTGTAGATGATTGGCTATGATAAAGCATACCGTCAGCTTTTAAAGAAATAGTTTTGTAGAATGATGCATCTTTAACTAATGCTTTTAGTTTAAGAGTTTCCATATCTAACTTTGCTGTTTCAATAAATCTATCAGCAGCTTTAGTTTTGTTTGACTCTGCACCTTCACCAGCAATATATTCATCTAGTACATCATAAAGAACATCTGCTGGAGTATGTAACTTGTAAGTTGCACTATCTGTATCTAATACTTTAGTAACATATAATAGCTTCTTATGGTTTTTGTTAGCCATATTATCCAGAAGACCAATTGCTTTATTACGTAATTTTTTGTAGCTAGTTCTTGCAGATACTGTGTGTACTTCTTTATCTAAATAAAATTTAGGTGAAACTGGTTGTGCTACAGCGTCTTCATAGCTTTTACCAATAAGATCAAATCCTCCTGCTTCAATTGCAATAAACTTAATTAAATCATAAGGATCTTGCATTGGGTTTAAATGTACAGGCTCATTACCTACACGTAATGAAATCTTACTCCAAAACTCATGATTATCAGGACGTAACAATTTAACTTTACTCCAGAATTCTTCATCTTCAATTTTAATTACATTAGTTGCTAACATTTTTTCTAAATGGGCAACTATAGCTCTAATGTTATAAATAACACTTTCTTTTTGTTCAGGATCTTTTATGTTTTGAACTTCCGGAGCAAACTCATCTAGTCCAGTAATGTAACGTACAATACCATTTCTTTCAATAGCAGCTAATTGTTCTATATGATAAATACCTGGGAATACAGCATAACCATAATCTTCTAGACCCATGTTTTCTTTAAAACGGTCTACATAAGGTTTAATGCTAATTTTACCAGAACCATTGAACATTGTAGTTAAAGGATCTGCTTTAGCTTTCTTTTTAGGTAACTCCATAGTTACTGTTTCAGGGATTGATGCTTCTAGTGTTGAAGCGTTTGGTGATCCTTTTACTTCTACAGTATCACCTTCTACCATTTGGGGTGTTTGTTTTTTTGCCATTTTTTTAAAATTTGTTGGTTATTAAACTGACTTGTAAAAAAAAGGGAGGAGTTTACCCCCTCCCTTGTTTTCTATTCTTTATTAGAATGATCCACCAGTAATTGGGTTTCTCATAACAATTTTTAGAACTTTAGTTGGGTCTTTCACCCAGATTGCCGGCATGACTTGCGTCATATATACACGGTAACCATTGAACTGTCCAGAAGACTGGAATCCTTGGCTTCTACCCATGTAGTCCATAGTACCATTTTGATACCACCACTTCAATTGGTTATCCCAAGATAACTTCAACATATAGATGTTGTCATTAGTGTTATCTGTGATATCAAAGATAATGAATGAGTAAGAAGATAATGGATGTCCATCAATAACTGGGTTCTCAATGTCATTAGTATGAACATTGTCAAATGCTGGGTTAATTACAAACTCAACGTTTGCCAAGAATGGAATTACATAGCTAGTGTATGCGTATCCAAACCCTAGGTTCATACCTTTACCAGTAATTGCTCCAATTCCGCTTTCTTCTGCGTTCAATGTAAAGTTTTGAGAAGATGCTTCACGCTTAATAGCTTCATTAACCATGCGCATTCCACCCATACCTGTTTGAACAATGATCTTACGTTTCGGATCTGGACCAGTAAACTCAACACGTCCATTGTAGAAGTTGTAAAGTTCAGCACGGAATAACTCCAAGTTGAAAGAAGACTTGTTGTATACTCTTTTGAAAGAGTTATCCAACTGCTTCCAAAGACCAACAGACATTCTGATATCATCTGGACCGTCTTGACGTACTCTACCTCCGTGACCCCACATCAAGTAAGTTTCAATGTCAGTAGCAATTTTGCTCAAGTGAGCAGCTTCCAAAGATGTCAAGAAAGTTCTAGAAAGATCTCCGTTAGCCATTGCACGCTTAACATAGTCTTTACCCATAGTTCCTACCATTTCCTCAATAGTAGATACAGAAGGATTCATGTTTTTATCAAAGTTTCTCCAGATTTCAGTTACAGGAACTGTTCCGTCTGCATTCATTCCTCCTTTAATCTGCATGTCTGCACGTGAAGAAATTGAATAGTGTACGTGAGCTTCAGCACCACCTACATAGTTATAGAACTCACGGAATCCTGATTTAGTTGTGATATCAGAGAAACGCTCTCCGTACTCACCTCTTGCAGAACCTTTACGGAAGAACTTAGTACCAGACTTCAAGAATTGGTTATCTAAGAACTTGTAAGAGTCATTGTTTACCAACTGTACTGTGTAAACAAATCCATCTCCTAAAGGAAGAATATCATCCTCAGCAGATACAAGAAGTTCCACACCATTGTACTTGTCATAAGTAATGATATCCCCATGTCCAAACTCACGCTTGTTAAGCTTGATTTTGAATGTAGTACCATCAATACCTTTCTGAAGATTATTTGGTTCAATGTCTTCAGTGATGTAAGGAAGATCCTGAGAAACAGGGGTCTGCCATTTGTACTCACCGCGTACATTATCTACTTCAATTACGTTCTTTCCACCAAAGCTAGACATTTGATAAAGAGGCATCTCTACTTTTTGAGTCATAGCCCAGATATCAACTGGTCCCATGTCAGTAGGTTCCGCATCTTTAAGCATGTTAGCCAAGTGATAAGAATCAATGTGTGAGCTTGCCTGATATGAAGTATCTCTCAGAAACAGCCCATTGTTAAAACTTGGTGTTGCCATTGTAACGGGTTTTTATTTATTATTAATTGTTTACTAATTTATCTCCCAAAGAAATTTCTACGTGGTCTTTGGATTCCACTTTTTCTTTTTCCAGTATCTCTACCATCTTCTCTAGCAGTAGAAATATTTTTTGTTGATTGCTCAGTTTTTAATGTGCGCAATACTTTTTCATTTGTTTCTTGCTCTACGTTACTTTTAATGTTATTTCTGTAGCCATCTGGATCAGCCAGTAACCAAAGAGCTTCTGCAATTAAATCATGTCTTGGCTCAACCCACTGGTACTTTTCTAATAAGTGACCTAACATGTTTGTTTGCTTTCCACTAATAGATGGATAATTAGATTGCACTAATCCTGCGTATAGCATGTTTTGTGTTTTATTATCTAAATCTATTCCGTTTAGTTTACCTTTCTCTAAAGTAGAGTAAACACTCTCAATATATCTTTGAGATTGTGCTTGTCTCTTTTTAGTTTCTTCTTGCTGCTTTGCAAGCTTCTGTTCAATTACTTGTTGTTGCATTGCATCAAGCTTAGGTTTAAACTGATTTGCTTTTTTCAACAAGTCACCTCTATCTTCTAAACTATAGATTTCATCTTCTATCTCTTCCGGTGTTCCATAATTAGTAGCTTGTAAATAAGCTCTGATTATTTGTTTCTGTCCACCCTCTGATCCAGGATCTAAATCTTTAATCTCATTACTTGCAGCTAAAGCACTGAACATTCCTTTTAAGTCTTGTCCTCCATTTGCAATATAATTATATGCTTGTTGCATTTCTGGAGGTAACTGTGAAAAGAAAGACTCAGGTACTTGATTCATTAACTTATTTTCAAGTGCTTCAAAGTTAGCTGTGATTAGTTCTTGAAAATCATCACTTGTATAATCATCAATTGGTTCATCATTACCCTTATCATCTTGAAAAGGTTTTAACAAGCCTTTTTCAATTAATGATTTAGCCGCAGTAACTAATGCTGTTGGTCTACCTCCTTTGTTTTTCTTTTCAGGTGCATCATACTCATCATCATCATCATCTGACGGTATTGCTAAGGTATCCTCCAGGTCTTGTTTAGTTAACCTTTCTTTCTTTTCTGCAGTTGGCTCTGTAGATGTTTCATCTTCAGCTTCTACAGTTTTTTCTTCAGTTGCAGTAACGTCTGCATTGTCAAGGAACGTTGTGTCTACGGTCATTGGAGAAAAAACGTTTTTCTTCTCTGGTTTTTCTTCTGCTAACATAACAGTGTCAACCCCCGTACCTAATAGTTCATCCAGATTTACATCTATTTCTTGAACACTAGTGTTATCTTCTTTATTCATTTTGTTGGTTTTTTGTTATTACTAACTACTATAATATACAACAAACTTATTAAAAATTAAATATATCAGGTTTGATATTTTGCTATCTTTAAAAATATTTTGCCATTATATAGCTATGATTTTTTCTTAGTATCTTTTTCTTTAGTTTCTTTTGGTTTTGCAGTTGGCATATCATACCTGTTTTTATTCTCTCTAGCAATTTCTAAATCCTTAGCTTTCAGCTCTCTCTGAAGATTCATCTCTTCTTTTTTAAGATTCATCTTTTCTCTAGCTATCTCTCTATTATCATTAGCTTTGCTTTGCTGAAGATTTATAGTCTGCTGATATTGCTCTGATTTTTTAATCTTTTCCATGTTGTCCATGAAGTCTGACTGCAGGTTCTGATTAATATCTTGCATTGCGCCATAACCAGATGCTCTGATTTCTGCAACCATAAGATCTTTACGTCTTTCTTTTTCTGCTTCTCTTTCTTTGTGTTCAAGCTCCATAGCTTTTTCTTGTTGAGCTTGTTGTGCAGCAGCTTGTTGCATTTTTTCTGCGTGAGCTCTTTCTTCTTGCATTTTCTGCATGTTTTTATCTTCAACGCTTTTAAGAGCTGAGGTAAGCGTTGCCATAGAGTCTGCTTGGATAATCTGTCCAAGATCATATATAGATGCACCCGTTGTATTATTATTTGCTGCTAAACTTTTCATTTTTTCAAGAATGTCCCTGTGATTTGCTTTAGTTGTACAATAAACATTAAAGTCTCTAAGCATTAAATCCTTACCGTTAATTTCAAAGTTCACTCTTTCATCTAAACTAGTTACATGTTGAAGTCTAATAGAAGGTTTTGTAGAATGATACCATTGTGCTAAGTTAGTACGCATCTCATGTACTCTTGGCATTAAATGATCTGAGTGTTCTACAAAATGCATTTCTGTTTGTGCATATGAACCAGATACAGCTTGTTCCATTCCAGTAGCTGTATTAGTTTGTCCTATTTGTTGTCCTAAACGTTGGGGTGATACTCCTACTACCTCATAAGCTTGTTGCTTAAAGAACTGTGCTAGCTGGATTCTAGACATTAGACGGTTGGTCTGAGATAGATCAAGTTGTTGGAAGTGTTGAAAGTTTAGCGCGTTCTCTGTATTGGTAATAGAAGTATCAAGAGGTAACATACTAAAATCTTTCATAGCTACATATGCTTTAGCTAAGTTACCTTTCCCCCAATCTTCTCCAAGTGAATGTTTAGGAAGAGTGTTTTGGTCTAGCATTATTACTGTACCAATTTCATCAATAAGTATATCAGATATCTGATTATTTACAATGTTGTATCCAATTTGAAAAGGTTTCATTGAATCTACTAAAGATGTAGATCTTGTATTACGGTCTGAAAACACACGTCCTTCTACAGGAAGTTTTGCACCGTACAAAGTGTTATCACCTTTAAACTGGAACTTAAGCGGTTTAATATTATTTTGATTAACTCCTAAATAGATTGGGTTAATACCACCTGAGTTTTCAATACCTAAGAATGTAGGAGCGTTAGGACCAATTTTTACACCACCATATACATGGTTAATCCATACCCATTCTATGTGTTCTCCAAATACTAAGTTTTGTTTAGTCTTGTTTGCAATAAGACTTGTATTGTAAACAGGTTTTTCTGTTATAGTATATTCTTCACCTATAATTTGTGTAGTAACTTTACCGGCCTCATCAATCTTTGTAAGATGTCCTACTTTACGTTGAGACTTCCAGTAAGCTGTAGTTACACGTAGCATATTAGGTGCTCCATCAGAAAGATAGTCTTCTGATTCACCTAGTACCCATTCTATAATATCATTACCATGGTAAACAAAGTTGTCACGCATGGATGTAAATTGACGGTAAGCTAATGATGGTGAACCAACGTTCCAGTCATGTGATTTAGTAGCATCATAGAATGTACCGTCATTTTGGTATCCTGCAATTGGGTATCCAGCTGCACCTATTGGGTAATGTCTTTGTAATGATTCAAGCTGTTGTTCATTCATTAACCATCCATACTTATCTATAACGTCAGCGGCTGACATCATTTCTATTTTACCTACCCAGCTACCTTGAGATATATATCTTACATCTGGAGATTTGTGATAGAATGTAACTACGGGGTTCCATACTTCAATGTCATAATCATCCTCCATCATATGGAAATGCCAGAACTCACGGTCAGCAATTAATTTATCACGGAAAGCTCTTTCTTCTAATTCATCCATACGGAATCTTTCTTCATCTATAAGGTATTGTTTAGAAGCCCATTTCTCTGCTAAGATTTCATAGTCTTTTGTATAGAAGTCCTGGATCTCTGGTAAACGTTTTAAAGCCTCCGGTGAAGTTTGTTGTTTAAATGCTTCTTGTGTTTTAGGGTCATCTAATGACATGCCCATCTCAATCATCTGAGCTACAAGTTTACCTTCAGCATATTTTACAAGTACGTCTTCTATTTCTGATCTTTTGCGTTCTAGTATCTCATTATATGTAAACTCATCAACAGCTCTGAAAGTAATACGCTTGTTTCTTTTTGCAAATTCTGAAACCAGAGTGTTTACAACATTAGGAATAATAGGATAAAACTTCAGTTCTAATGCATCAAATTCATCATCTGAAGCTAACTGTTGTACTATATCCTTCATTTCATTTTCTTCTTCACTGATATAGTCTGTTTTATCTATGATACCTTGAGCAAGTTTATAGTTCTTCATTAAACGTCTAGCGTTTCTACGGATTTGTTTTAAACCATTCCACTCAAGCCAGTCCATATTCCAGGCTGTCCACTGATCATCTTTTTCTGCTAGAGGTAAAAACTGAAGAGGTTGTGATACCGCCCACAACCTATTATGTTCTGCTTTTGCACCTTTCTTAAGATCTAACGCATTTAATATTTTCATTTCCTTCCAATATGTTTAAAGGGTGATCTTCCTTTTTTACTACTCATCATAGATTGTTTAGACTTACCTAAATTACGGAACGCACCTCTATTTAATTTATATAAATTTTCTGAATTTTGCAAGTTATTATCTATTTCATTTTCCACTCTTATAGGTCTATTTGTATTAGATTCTCTAATTTTTACAAAAGCAATAAGAGCTGCTAATGATACTAAACGGTCAACGTTGACCCCTGGTCTATAAGCTTCCATTTCAACTAAAGCCATTTTATCTGGAATCCTTCTGATACCATAATGCTTTTTAGATATAGTGCCATCATCCTCTATATCTTCATCTACAACTTCTTTTAACCACTCTATTAAGTAGCTTAGAAGATGTGTTTTAAATAATGTACCAGTGTTTTTCCAGCCGTATTCTTGATACACAGTTTTATTAGCCTGTGCTTCTTTTAGGAAAAGCATTTGATTTTTAGGAACTAGATACTGCTGCTTGCGTTCTTTGATCATATACATTATGAATAGAGAGATGTTATTCTCCACTAGTGTCCAGGCATTATACCATTGTATGATTAAACGCAGTCTTTTATGTGTTTCATTAATGTCATCAAATCTACCACACCATGCTGCAACAACTTTGTCTCCTTCAATAAAATTTTCTATATCTCCTTGTTCAGTAGTTCTTTGCACTTGAGTAGCGGTCTTATATACGTAAATAGAACATAGTGATTCTGATGTTGTTGTTTTACCTTCAGAAACAGGGTCAATAGAAGCTATGTATTGTCCAAATGGAGGATCTTTATCTGGACGCTCCCATACTACAAGGGATCCTGTTTTATCTTCTTCATTAAGTTTAATAGGAAATGTAGATATAGGAGGCTTATTAGTTTTTCTCACAGTAATAGTACCATCAGCTTTTTCATCTAAGTCAATCAGCTCATAAGGATAATACTTCTCTTCTATTTGCCTTTTCTGATTTTCAACAAGATTCAAAGGAAATACAGACTCATCTCTAAACGCTAAAGCTTCTTTAATGTTTCTTGGGTGTTGCGAAATACGCAACTGGTACAACTCAGGTCTTAATTCTTTTTTCCATTGCGCAAACTTTACATCTAATGCAGTCAATGCTTCTTCAACTAAAGAGTTACCATTGTTATCTATATAAGGAGGCATTCCCCATTGTTCTGGGATAAATAAAGCGGAGCGTCCTTCTAATCCTGTTTCATCTATTAGATTACTTTCTACAGCATATATACCATTTTCATCAGGATATAATGTAAAGTTCTTTAAAGGATCACAGTCTTTCAAATCACCCACAGAACCCGCTGCTATAAACATTCCTGTAGTTATATCACCAGATTGCATTGCAGGACGTAAGTACTCAAAGGTTTGATCCATAGTTGGTGCAATACCAGCCTCTTCATAAAAGAATAAAGTACACGGACCCCCTACACCTTTTGTGGCGGACTGTTCAAAAGACATACCTTGCATCATACCTTTTAAACCTACTTCTCTTTTTCTACCATTCTGTGTTACTTCAATCTTCTGTTGCCAAGTTAAAACTTTACCAGGGTTCATTGGTCTATACCATGCAGTAGAAGAGTTTAGGAAAGTTTTATATTCATCTAAGAATTTCCAAGATCCTTGTAAGTTGATATAATCTTTTAATGAGGCACCTATTTTTAAGATAACCCCTTCATCAAACCATATACGGTTTATAAACTTACCCATGTGAAAATAAGAAGATGCTATCTGACGTTTCTTTAGTATAGCACTATGCTTATAATTTAGCTCTGCTAGTTCTTCATAAAGTGCCATGTGAAGCTGTACATCCCATACTTGAGGGAAATCAAACTTCTTTTTTATCTTATCATAAATAGGTAAAAAGTTTATCCAGAAATAATAGTCTCTAGGTAAGTACCAAATATTGGTACCTTTTTTAAAGATGACACCATTAATAGACTTTTCTTTCTCATGATTCCAGTATGCTACAAAGTCTTTACTTCTAAAAGGAGCTAAGCAATAAACATCTCCTTGCTCTCTAAACTTTCTAGCTTGTTCATTAAATATCTTAGATGTTTCATCTAAATTGTATTTACCAGGTTCTCTAAATGTAGACTTAACAAAAGTTCTGAAATCATCTAGACTTGTAAACTCCGTCTCCGTCCATTCTCCGTTATCCCATGTAGGTATCTTCTTATAAAAGTCTAACAGTTCCATTCTTACATCTGATCATACCCTAGCTGCTGTCCACCTCTTACATGAGCTTGCTGTTCAGCTTCTAAGTCTTTAGCAATACCTTTATATGATTGTCTTATTGAATCAAATTCTTTTGCAATACGCAGTAAGGAGTTTATGTTACCATCTCTACCTGCTGTTACAGCTGTAGTACTCATATACTCTGTAAGATTATCTAGCATAGTTGTTATACCATTATAAGCCCTTACTGTTGGTGTCTCATACATCTTAATTGCTTTTTCTAAAGCTTCTATAATTTCATCTTCTTCTAATGAAAAGTCTATACCCAAATCCTCAATAACTGTTTCTTCTCTAATCTCCATAGGAAGATTAAAGTAAGGATTCTCTTGACTAGGGCATGCCATGTAGAAAATGTATCCATAGATTTTTAGATAATTATCTGGAAACTTTTCTTCTATGACATTTAACCATTTAATTGTCTTACAGTGAACGGTTGGTATAACTGTATTGTTTTCTATATCTAATAACTTAATCATATAGTTCAGGGTGTGTTTTAAGATACTTAATAATACTATTAACTTCTTTTTTCATGTAAGGTACTTCATAAGGAACTACCTCTTTTACTAACGGATCTCCTGCGGCATCAGTTGCTATAATTGGGTACCCATTCTTATCCTCTCCTTCTTTCTCAAAAACAATATGATGTATTTCTAGCTTACCTGGTTTTAATGTATGATTGTGCTTAAGAATAATATACATGTAGATAGATAGCTGCAAAGCGTAATGCATAAGATTACAGTCATCAACATGTGCAAGAGGAGGATTCATTTTGCTTACCTTACCTTCCCAGTTTTTAAAACCTTCTGTTTTAATCTCCTTATTAGTTTTATAGTCATAGACGTTAACTACGTTACCTACTACTTCTATTCTATCTGCTTGGCCACAAAGACCTGCAGATTTTAAATAAACTAAATGCTCAGGATATATTCCAGCAACTAAGTTTTGATCCGGAGATAACTTTACACCATCTTGCTCTATAGGTCTAAATATCTGTAAGTTAACACCATTACGTTGTAATGTATCACAAGCTATTAATTCTTTTTCACGTTGATCATGATACCAGCTTCCTAATTTTATAGCACGGTTAGTTTCATTTTCCCAAGCCTCAATTATTTCTTCTGGTGTCATACCATACCACTTAGACTTTTTGTTTTTGGATGATTTTAAAGCAGTTGCTTCTTTATCAAATTTTGGTTTAAATAGACCTACTGCACTAGTTACACTAAGCCATTTTTTACTTGGATCATCAATAGATTCATATTTGTGAGTATCAGCTTTGAATTGTAATTCCATAATTATTCTTCTTCTTTGTTAAATCTTTCTTCTAACTCATCTTCTTGTTCTTCAGTTAAAAGAGCTATCCATTTTTTATCAGGACAAGCTGAAGACAAAGATCTTGTTTTAAACTTAAGACTACATCCACAAAGATTGCAACACGGTCCTGTTTTAGGTACAGCACATTTATTTCCTTTATGTTCACAGTCATTACAAACTGCTAATCTTTGTCCTGCAATATCTTCTACATATTCATCATAAATAAGAGCGTTCTTCATTCCTTCAAAGATTTTTTTACGCTCTTTCCAAATAGCTATTATTTTATTTGCCATATTTTCTTTTTAAAAAATCGTGCCTGCGCTTCTTTTCTTCATTAAGCAACTCTTGTAATTCTAATACCTGTTTTAATTTAAGCTCTACTTCTTTTTTAATTGCCATTTGATTAAAGGTATCTGTTTTTAAAACACTTAAATGCTTTTCATACTTTTTAATCAAGTAAGGTATCTTTTGCTTCTTAACACTAAAGCTACCTATATTCTCTACTTGTATATTATGACAAGCAAATCCACTAAGAGCTTTTCTTAAAGAAGCGTAATAAAAAGATACTACATCTTCAACCATCTGACTATCTAAACTAAGATCCTCAGCTGTAGGTATTATATAATGTTTACTGTTCTTGGGTAACATGGAATATTTTAAAGTCCAGGACAATATTTCCTTGTGTTTGAATTTTCAAGTCATCATTTAATCCTATCTTCTTTTTATTAGTTCCGTCTTTGTAGATCAGATTCATTTTACGTTCTGCTTTAGTTAAGAAGTTTCTAACTGTCTGTGCAGTTTTGAATATCTTCTCCTCTACAGCTAGATTACAAAACTCAGCTAATTCTGATTCTACAAACACACCCAATAAAGTAAGACAATCTAGCTCATTATTTGAGAGCCGGATGTCATTCATAAAACAGTAAGTGATCAGCTGATACTTAATGATATCACGCTGATTCATTCTTACTTTTTTCTGTACTAAATTTGCTTTAGCCATATTTGTTGGTTTATAGACTTAATAACATGTCTATTAACTCTGGTTGCGGGAAGCAATCCATTTTATCTTTTCTTACATTAGTATGAGTTAATAAACCTTTTATTTTTCCTTCATAAGCATCTTGATTAAACTCAAAAGCTTTAATTGGACCGTGATCTTTGATCCACCGTATTAGACCTTTCCTTATATCTATATCATCTCTACTTGCAATATAAAGGATAAGTTTACCTAAAGCTTTTATCTGTTCATCTGAATATTTATGCCAGTAAGCTTTGTTTTTGAAGGGTTCATCTAATTTTATTACTTGCTCAACAGCTGCTTTAACTCCTGTATAAGTTCTATGATCTCCTGTCAAATATCCAAAAGAACATATTTCAATACCTACAGAATGTCTATTCATGTAATAAGATTCAGTAGCTCCTAAATGCCAGCCTTGACATCCTTCAGGAAAAGCTTGTAAAACTTTACCGTCATAATCATTATTGTTATTTCTAACATCCTGACCGCCTAGAACAAACTCTGTTGCTACTTTACCTCTAGAATCTCTACCCCAATAATCTATACATCTATATGGATTAGGGCCTCCTGCTGTGTGGTGTAGAAACAAGTAGTCATTTAGAATCTTATGCTCTGCTTCTATATACTCTCTTTTAGGTAAGAAATATCTCTCAATAGATAAACCTTCTTCAGTCATAAATGCAGAACCTTTAATATCTGTGTCTAGTATTCCCATAGCTTCTAAAGTCTTAGGTCCTACTATACCGTCAGCTACTAGATTATTTAAACTCTGCCATCTTATTACTGCAGCAGTAGTTTTAGGTCCCCAGATTCCATCTATAGTAGCATTAACTACTTGTTGAATCTGTTTAACCATTGCGCTATCTTTTGATCCTGCCTTATACATCAACTTCTTGTTTTAATGTTCTTTTCTTCTTTTTAGGTGCTTCTTCTTCTTGCTCCATAGAAGCAAAGATTTGTCCAGCTCTAGCCATAGCCATGTATCTACGGGTTTTGTGTTCTTCAACATCTGCAGCCCATTTCTCATACTCTGCTTGTACCTTTAGAAAAGTAATTTCTGCTTTGTAATTGGCAATCATGTTTTTACGCATGGTCTCTAATTGCTCAGGTGTGTACTGAGTTTCTTGATCAAGAACTTGATCTTCTGTGTTGTTGGTTTTTTGTGACATAATAAAACTTATTTAGTTATACTTATTACAAATATAATCAAATAAGTTTAAATGTCAAATGTTTAGATAGGAACTTATTTTTTGTTAAGTTCTGTAGTTAGTTCATGGATAGCTTTAATGATACGCATTTCCATAGCGTTCATTTCTGCTTTAAGATCAGTAACAGCAGTTTCATTTTTTTCTTTGTTAGTTTCAACTACAACTTTTAACTTGCTTATCCTTTCTTGAGCTACTTCAATTGCATCTTCCATTGTTGTAATTTTAAGTTCTTGCAATTCTACTTTACCTTTAAGCTTAAACCAAACACCTAATGCGCCAGCAACACCAGAAAGTATTGCCATTAAAAGTGATAAAGAAATTTGTAATCCTGAAGCATCCATTTTTATTAAGTATTAAAAGCCAAGTGTTATATAAAAAAAATTTAAACAAACCTACTTAGAATTTCCCTAAGTAATTCTACTAATAATATAATATATTTAGTTTGCTCTGGCAACTTTTTACAACAAAAAAAGGGAAGATCAATGATCCCCCCTCTTTTTTTCAATGTATAACCTTTAAACAATCAAGAACTCAAATATAATAAATTTTTTTATAAATCATCAAAATCACCATCAGAATTATCTAATTCTTCATTAGGATCTATATCCATATAGTCTTCATACGCTTTAGTAATCTCTCTATTTACTTCTTCTAGTATGTATGAATAAATCCTCATAGTTTCAGAAGCTATCCCTATATCTAGCTCTTCTAAAATATTCCAAACTATATTGCTTGACTCAAATACAATCAAGTCTCTGATGTCAGGCGCGTTTTCATCATCACTTACTAGAAATATACTTACGATACCCGTCCCTTTTAAAGGATGCTTTATCAACGAGGTCATTGAATTAAACCCAGGATCTGTAGTAATGGAGAGGCCAGGATACTTATCTTCAATAATTCTAGGTGCAATAAAAGCGTCATTACAAAAAAACACATCATAAATAACAGGAAAAAGAGGTAGCTTAATTTGCTGATGAAAGATCTTACCATGACTATTGTTTTCCATACGTTTGATTTTAAAAAACAAATATACTTAAAATTTCATTACTTTACGTGATCTTTCATTTATATAATACTTAATGACTAATCCTTTGTAGTCATTACCTATTATTCTCCCTAATAGATCTGTAGTTAGTCATATGGATGAATGCCCGGGGACTGTACTAAACACATTAATAGGTTTAAACTCCTCAAACAAAGGAACCGGTGTCTGTCCTCCTACATAAGAGTATAAACAAACACATAAGGAAAGTAATAAATATCTTATAAGCGTAATAGTATCTTCTATAGTATAAGATAACAATTTAACCCCGGTAAACCAAATATTCTGTAATAGCATATGTGAGGGGTCTTTATATAAACCACCCCCGGCCTGCTCCTGAGTTGGGGCTACCCCCCACACTTGCCAGCACACGCATGCTTTTTCTTGCAGAAAAATAAAAAAGCATGCTTTTCCTACAGAAAGTTTGACACTTTCTGATCCCACTGCCCTCACACTCTCCTGCACACACAAGCTCACATGCTTGTCTTGTACTTGTCAGACAAGACAACATGCTCACTTGTTCCAACACAGTCACAGACCTCCTCCTCACTTATAAGGCGCATGATCTTATCAGATCAACTGCCTTAACGTTCCGCTCTTTATTATTCCATCCTTGTCTTAAACTTGTAATCATAAATATATATTTATCATGAAAAGTTTTATTGCAAAAGAAGTAGTTAACGGAGTCTACAAAATGGTTCAGTACATTACGTACTCTAATGGTTCACGTGTTAAACGTGTATTAGGTAAGAACGGTATTCCAGAATCCGTTGAACAAATTAAAGGGAAGTAATTCCCTTTTTTGTTTTAGTTATTATTCCATCCTGTTCTTGGACTTGTAGATGAGTGGCTACGCTTAGACCACAACATGCTATGCAAATTATTAACCTTAAATTATTTATCATGTTTAGTATTAACAAAAGAACTGTTAGGTTCAGCGGAGAAATCCGCAGATGTTTAGGTCTTGCTATTGGTCAAGACAAGTGGTCTTATATGTATAAGACTAAAAGAGAGTGGTCACTTATACTAGGATGTTTCATCTTACGTATGGTTGTGACAAACCACAAAGATGAACCAAAAGGGAATAGCTATGAAGTATAGTAATTCATACATTGGGTGCATGCTACTGGGAGTAGTGTGCGCCCTTAATGCTATTTGGCTTATGGTTGAACACCATTCACCTGGTGCTTGTGCTGTAATGTGTGTATCTGCATTCATATTCTTATGGGTGCCTCAGATGTTTCCTGATGAGGATAAGTACAGAGAACACACATACACTGGCAATGAGAAACGTCACAGAGATAACTCTAGAAGTAATTAACATTTAAAAGACTGGTTCAATAGAATGAACCTGTGATAGATAAATGGTGGTTACAAACAGAGAGAGCTTTAACGGCTCTCTCTTGTTTATTATTCCATCCTTTGCTTGTTACTGTATTAACCAATTAATTTATGTATCATGAACTACGGAATTAAGTTCTTTGGCCAGCATGCCATTATAAAACTGCGTTGTAATGTCACACCTGAAGACCGTGACAGAATCAGGGAACAGTATCCTGACTTGCACGTTTACCATACTGGTAGACGCACTGCAATAGAGGGCTGTTTACATGCGTCAGAATATCACGGCTTTAAGAAGTACGTTGATGACTGCACTATTAGCTACAAGATTGCAGAGCTTGAGGACAAGCGTGCAAGTCTTTGGGCTCCTGAAGGTACGTTCATCATGGATATAGATGATGACTTACCGTTCTGAGTTATTGGGAGAGTGTAACAGCTCTCCCTTTTTTTGTTTAACCTTTTAATCTTATCTTAAGTTAGATGTGTTACTATCATCCACCACACAAGCCTGCTCCGTACTCCGTACTCCGCTATTATTCCATCCTCTCCTTATTATTGTATTAATCATTAAATTTATTATCATGAGAAAGTTTATCAAAGAAAATGGTCTTGGTTACGTTGTTATTGTCTCTACAATATTCAGCGGTTTCCTAACTTGGTTAACCTTTGTTGTTATTAGTCTTATTAGAATATTTGCCTAATGGAATACGCAAAAGTTTACCACATAAGTATAAAGGGCGTTGGTATACGCCCTATATACGCCTACTCTGTTTGGCATGCTATAGATAAGGCATATACAGAGTACCGTAATAAACAGCCTAATAGGCTATTGTATAAATCAACTTATAAGAAATGAAAGCAAGACTTGAATGGATAGAGTTAGAAGACTCTATTAAGGAGGATATCAAACATATGATGACCTCCTCAGACGGAAATCTGTTTCTAGCCTTAATGGATATGAAACAAGCTATGTTAAACATGGAATGTTACACCATGTTAGCAAACTTAAGGGACTTGGAAGAAGAAATGGACTGTCCAATTCCTTACAAACTATGTGTATAAGGGGGATCTTCCCCCTTTAACCCCCTATTATTCCATCCTTTTCTTAAATCTGTATTATTAACCTTTAAATTTTTATATTATGAAAGCAACATTATTGCGTCAGTACCCTTCTAAGAAGAACATTGGTCAAACTAACTACACTTATGTGTTAGACGGAACTCCTGAAGAGAATGCACTTTATGCAGAATCTCAGGGAGACTTCCTACGCACACATGATGACGGTAGATACCTGTTCTTCACTGACAAGTTTGGTGTCACAGAGGTTAAGTTCTCATCTAAAGGAGAACCGTTTGCGGATACGTCATCATATGACAACGCTAACAGCCTTATTGACCAACTTCCTGACGGTATTCTCAAAGAGAAAACTGCGGAGGCTATGGCTCAAGCACTACTTGCTCAGGCAGGCTTTAGTGCTAAGGCACAGGCAGTCATTCAGAAGTTTGACAAACCTGCATCTGAACCTGCAAAGGCAGATGACGCAGAGGACTTAGGTACTCTGTAATCCTATTAGGGGCATCCTCACGGGTGTCCCTACATTTTTATTCACCAAATCTATCTACCATGCAAAAGATACAAGTAACACAGCAGGAAATACAAGACGCTATGAAACATAGAGTTCATAGAAACAAGAAGAAGTATTACCGTAAGACTAAACACAAGAATAAGACTAATGACTAGTCTTATTTTTTTCCTTGGTGTTCACTCCGTTCACGCTTTGTTATGATCAGACTTATATGTCTGCTCAGCTCATTAGCTATAAAGCTTACTATCATCCTATCACTATCTGCTGAAATACTTGGTGGACTCACAGAAAATTAGTATATTAACTGTATATGGCAACAAAGAAAGTACCTCAAAGAAGAAATAGCAAAGCCGGTAAGTCTACTGGCAAGAGCAGGTCTGCTAAATACTTTGCAAAGAACAAGGCAGCCAGAGATAAAAAGAAGAAGTATGATACTGCGTACCACAGCTCACCTGAGCGTAAGAAGTACAGAGCCAAACTGAATAAGGTTACCAGAAAGAAGAGTATACCCGGTAAGGACGTAAGCCATACTAAATCCGGTAAGCTAGTAAGAGAGAAAAGATCTACTAATAGGGCGCGTAACGGTAAGAACGGTAAGAGCACTAAGAAGTAGCACTGAGTATACGGCCTCTGCGTAGACTATACCATCTTATCTTATATTCCATCTTTTTTTCCCCACACACATTCCTTCCCCTCTATTTTCACCATCCCTTGCTTGGGTTTGTATAGAGTGTTATCAGTATACGCCTTGTTAGCTACTACCGCAGGGAAGCAGATCCCTTAAATGCAGATAAGAAGCATTAGTTTATAGCTTAACAGGCCTATAAGATTACAAGCTTACACAGTTGGATAAGCACATGAGTATACCCCATCCCCTACTTGCACAAGTTGTGGATAGGCATATGAAAGCTTATCAGTCAAATAGTTTTATTGTTTAACCCTAAAAAGAAAATCAAGATGAAAGGGACAAAAATCAGACAGTACCGTAAGGATAACGGTAATCTAGTACACGTGTATGCAGTTAGCGGAACAAAGCAGGAAATTGCATTATTTGAAGAATGCCAAGGAGATAACTTGGTAGTTGATAACGGACAGCCTTTATGGTTTACCGTTAATTATGCTGGTGAGTCTACAGACTTAGTAGCTACTAGTAAGGGTAACATCATTGCTGATACTAGCAAGATTGATGCTGCTATGTCATTAGCAGATCAGTATGCAGGTACTGCAACTGGTGATGCTATTGCGGCTAGATTAGCAGATCAGCTAATTGGTGGCTTGTTTGCTAGTAAGCCTGCCAGCGTACCAGCTCCTCAGAAAGAGGCAGAAGAGTCTTCAGAAGACTTTGGTACACTGTAATAGTGTAAGAAATGCTCCTGGAACGTAAAGTTCTGGGAGCTTTTTTAGCTTTTTGCCTGCTTAAAGCACTAAAAACTGCAATACTGCGTAGGTTTTTCCTGCTCACGCGCGTAAAAAGATAAAAATGTGTAAAGATATGTGTGTTATAGTTCTAATACCACTATATCTTTATACTCTCTCTTAGCTCTCTATACAAATAGTATAATATATAATACTATATAAATATATATAGCTACAATATTAACATCATTTATATTTGCTTATGGCTAATCAGTGGGATAAAGAAAATGAACAAGAGTTTCTACGTTGGGTAGAACAAGATAATAATGAGGCTATGCTCTATTACTATTATGGGTTTAATACCCTACAGGAATATGAAGAGTATTTAGCTATACAGAAGGAGGTACACCCGCCTTATGACAATTTAGATAAAGACAGCCACCCGGATCATGATGATGAGCCTGACTGGGAGTGGTTTAATGATATAGCGCGTGGTCGCTAAAAAGTATTACGCTCATGGTGTAATGTTTAAAGGTTAATACAGAATAGAACAAATAAAGGTTAGTTCAGCACTATTTAACTTCAGATAAATAGGATAAGGTGTGGTCTACCATAAAAGACTACTAACCTGTATTGTTCTAAGGATAAGAAAGATTACTTCAGCACATCTAACTAAAAGCAGATGTGAAACGGAGAGGGGTACCCCTGTAGTGAAAGCTATAGACACTTCTAGTAATCTGAGTCCTAAAAGTGTCTATGGTTAATAGCCATAGGATCACTCCTCTCCATTTTTTTATGCAACCCATTTATAAATCACATAAACTATTAATCCTATGAGCGCATTAGTAAACGCAACTAGACAGTACAATTCTTTAACAGCTAATGGAGCAGTGACGCACTCAACGTCATTGTCCTACTGCCTTGACCTGTTCTTTATAGCAGGTGCTTCTAGATATATGGATGAACAAGCAATTGTTCACATGTTTTCTAAAGCACGCGCTGAGAACAGAAATCTAGCATACCAGATTTTATTCTGGGCTAGAGACTGTAGAGGCGGAGCTGGGGAGAAAAGATTTTTCAGAACTGTAGCTAACTTCTGTAAGGAAGTACATGCTCAGGAATGGGAGATCGTTAGTATACATGTTCCAGAGTTTGGATCTTGGAAAGACTTATTCATCATTGATGATGTGTCTGAAGAGAACCTTAACTTTCTAGCCACTCAGCTAGAAGAGAACAAGAATGCTAACCTCCTTGCCAAGTGGTTCCCGCGTAAGGGCCCATGGTTTACCGGCATGCACAAGTACAAAGGAATAACTCCCAAGGAGCTCCGTAAGTATCTTGTTGCTAAGACAAAAGTGGTTGAGACACAGATGTGTAAAGGTAACTGGTCTTCTATAGACTATAGTACCGTACCTTCTGTAGCTATGAATAGATACCGTAACACGTTTTTCAAGCGTGATGAGGTTAGATTCACAGCTCACAACCAGGATGTCTTAGACGGTAAAGCCAAGGTCAACGCATCAGTATTGTTTCCTCATCAGCTATACCAAGCTGTAATGCAGGGACAAGATACTGTAGCCGTGGAAGCACAGTGGCAATCATTGCCAGATTATATGGAAAGTTCTACAGAACGTATCCTACCAATCTGTGATGTATCTGGTTCTATGACAGGTTTACCTATGGATGTATCTGTATCATTAGGCTTGTATATTTCTGAAAGAAATAAAGGTATCTTCAAGGATGCTGTAATTACTTTCAGTGATACGCCTGAGATGCACTATGTTCAAGGTAATAACCTTGCAGAAAGAATGCGTAATCTCAACAATGCTGCTTGGGGCTATAGTACTAACTTACTAGCAACGTTTGACCTTGTGTTAAACAGTGCAGTAAGGGAGAACTTGCCTGAGTCAGAGATGCCTACAAAGCTACTTATCATTTCAGATATGGAGTTTAATGAGGCAGGTTGTGATACCAATCTGGATGCCATTAGAGCCAAGTACGCAGCAAGCGGTTATGTTATGCCAGAGGTTATCTTCTGGAATGTTAACGGACGTTTGGGCAATGTACCAGCTAGTTCTAAGGACATGGGGATAGGTTTAGTTAGTGGCTTTAGTCCGTCTATATTGACAGCTATTTTGCAGGGTAAGGTGGAAACACCTGTTGAACTCATGCTTAAAGCTGTGGATACAGATAGATATAGAGCAGTGACACACTCATTAGATCTATTTGCTGAATAAGATTCGGGGTTTGGTAGTACCTGGCAACATTTGGAAACTACCTTTTTAGCTTTTTATTAATTTAATTTCATTGACCATGAAAAGAATTACAGTAAACATAGCTGTTATAGCATACTTTGCTTTAGCAGTTATTTTTGCATCATTGGTTACTAGTTGCGCTAGTAGCCATAAATGCACAACAGGTATTGGTTGTGATGCATATGGATATGTAGATCAACAGCCTAAAGATTCAGATAACTCTTAATGAGTTATCTTTTTTTTCAACGGTACTCCCCTTACGGGGAGTGTCTTTTTTTTATTTTTTTAGCTATGAAAGATACTTTTTCAATCACTCTGGATGTGCCATACTTGGTAGATATTCTGAAGGGTGTAATTAAGCCGGGGCATGAGGATCTTGCTCAGTGTATTGTAGAGATAGTCACTAGTGATCGTGACAGAGAAGCTGTATTTAAAGCAGCATTAGGTATAAAGCCTCAAGTTAACTATGCAATAGGAGATGTAGTTTATATAGACTTGAAAAACCATTACATGTATGATGTTGATAAAGAAAAAACTATTGAAAAGTTTGCTGATAAAACAGGGTATACACCCTGCACCGTAAAAGATATACGGCCTTATAATTCAGAGGCTTATCAGATTGCTATAAAGGTAATTAATGATGACGGTAAAGAGATGTTTACTAATACAACTGTTAGAGATAAAGAAATAATGGGTAAATTTGCTGAAGATTTCCCAGATGAGGAAGGTAAATTTTAAGATATGGAAAAGAAAAAGAAAGTAGGAAGACCAGTTAAGTATGTGTACTTGGATAAGTATGAGAGAACAACTAGGCAGTTAGAAGAACGTATAGACGCATTGCATGAATCTTTAACCAAACAGCAGACTAAAACACAGAAGATACAGTTAGCAATTGTAGCTATATTATGCGTATCAATTTTAATATCTCTGTTCTTTTAAAGATAAACTATACAACTTTAAATATAAATACAACATAAATATATTATATTTGAATGTTTTGTATTTATTATGTTATATCAATTACCTAGTGGAAAGGTAATATATTTAAGTATAGAAGAATATTTAAGTATATCAGACCTAGAACTTCATCAGCTGATACATAGCGGGCTAGGTGAAGACGCTCCACATCCTACAAAGGTATACAAATACAAAGAAGATAAGCCTAATGATGATGAATCTATAGACATGACATCTACTGATGACATGGATCCTGATATAGGACCTATAGACTGGGAAAACATCCCAGATATGTAAGTCATAACTTCTATCCCATCCCCTACTTACCCGCGCGCACAACGGTGTGTGGTAAAATAATAAGATAATAAGTTCATAAGAAGAACCTTATAAAGATATTGTCATATGTGACAGGGCTACACGTATGGCATGTAGTTAATTAGCCCACCAATGTTAAATCCTAAAATATAATCAAGATGGATGCAAAAGTAGTAGTAGCTGCTGACAAAGCAGGTAATGTAATTGTTAGATCTTCTAACAACCCAGAGTATGGACACATACGTGTAGAACAAACAAGAATGATAATTGATGACAGCGGGTTTGCCCGTAGAAAAAGATTATCAGCACTAATCCCAGGTTTAGTTGAAGACCTTAAAGGTTTTGGCTGGACAGCCGGTGAACTAGTAGACGGTAAAATCATTGTTAAAGAGTCATTGACTCCGTTTAACACACAAGAACCAGAGCGTGATTACAAGATTGCGGGTAACTCAGGTATTGTTTGCTGTCAAGATGGTATGCCAATTTACAGAAAGAACTTCTTTACACTTAGTGCAAGTGCAGAAGATACTTCTGTTGAACATACAAATGGTGAAGAAATTAAGGCAGCATATGCTGAGTTGAAAGAGACTTCAGCTATGAAACCTAATGAAGATTTCTCACTATAATCTTAAATCCTGTTGATATGCCAGGTAGTGTAGAGTCACTATAAAGCGCACGGAGCATTCAAAAGGAGTATGTACTCCTGAGATATAAGTCTCCATTTTTATTTTGCAATTAAGGGTAAGCAAGCACAAGTTGTTTGTTTGCCCTTTTTTTTGCAAAGACTATATATATAAACAGATTTTGTAAATTTTAAAGTAAGTACCCATGAAAAAATCACATTTAATTAAACAAGTTGAAAACAGAAAAGATAGAACGGAATATACTGGTAAGTTCTCTAGTTTTCAAGAATTTGGAAGTTCCTATAAAGGAAAGCGTTATAGCCAGTATGAGCAGGATCCATACAATGAGTATCAGAATTTTCTATACAAGCGTGCATTGTTTGGATTAAAGATGTACACGCAAGAAGAAGTTAAAGCTATGCATACACAGAAGCGTAAGCGTATAGTTAAAGTACATAAGAGAGCCCAGCAAGAACTTAACCTATGGAAACAAGAAAGAGTTATCAAAAGAACTAATGCTATATTCAGTATCTTTAATAACAAGTCTTCTCTTGCTAATATAC